CCACCAACTTCCATTCGTGTTTTGTGATGGATAACTCTCCGTACTAAAACTTGTTTCTCTTTGTCCGTTAACATATAATCTAATTCTTTCTGTACTAGCTGCTTGAGTAGAGTCAATAGAAAGAACAATATGATACCAGGCTGCTGGGTCAAGAAACTCTCTGTCCGTTATTAATCTGTTTGAACCAAATGCGTGAACTTTTAAATTATTATTAGAATCTAATTCCAAAGGTTTGTCTGATATAAAAGTAAATATACCTTTGTTAGTGCTTATATTTCCCATTTTTAACCAACAAGACATAGTGGCTTTTTGTAAATCTCCAGCACCACTAAATGCTCTATACATGTAAGGGCTATCATTATCGTTAAATCTAATTGACTGGTCTATCGCATATCCCGTACTAGCTAAACGATTACCTGGAATTATTATTGGCATTTAGAAGTCCTCCAGCTTTGGAAACTCCCCTAAAGGTCTGGTCATTACAGGTTTAGATTCTGTGCCTGTATTTGAATATTTATATAGCGTTTCTAAAACTCTAACATCTTTTGTTGCTTTTATTCTCGTGACCATATCATTTGATTTTGTTCTTACAGCAGCTCTAAATTTTGCGATATTATCTGGCACTGAATAATCAGAAACTTCACTAGCTTTAATAACCATCCAATCTGTTTGTTTAAGTATGTCAAAGGCTTGTTGATTAACTTCATTAACTTTACTTGTTTTTAAACCTAAAACAGTATCATCACCCACTGTTTTATCTTCCATTTCGTGGTCTTCTGCTGTTTTCCAAACTTTTTTTACTACTTTATTTTTTGCATCAAAAGTATAACCACCTTCTCTATTTTTATAAAATGTCTCATCTTTGACATTACCTCTATCCTCCTGAATTGGATAAAGACCTATAGCTGCCTTTTCTTCAGCACTCCAACTCGAAAAAATATTTGCAGGATGTTTAATATCGTTATGCTCAAATGCTTGAGCACCATTGAAAATTCTTATAACCTGATTTGCTCTAACTAATGCCCACATAATTTCTCCTAACTTAATGTTAACGCAAGATTTCTACCCACTTCAACAAATTTAGAACCATTGTAATAAAATACAAAGAAGTCACCTAAGGAAGCAGTTGTAGTTAATGTTGGAGCTGTATCCGATGCAAACTCATAGTTTGATGCAAAAGATAAAGTTCTTGAACCTGTACCATCTTGAATTACTAACAAGCTGACAAATTGACCTGCGACACCATTAGTTGCATTATTTAATGTTCTGTTGCCAGCTAATGTGACTTTGGCAACTGGTTGAGCTTGCACATCCCAATCAATATTAGCTCCGTCTGATAATGTTTGTTCAGGAATGTAAGCAGCATCATTAAATTTAAATCGTCCTGCACCTTTAGCAGTAAAAGCTAAACCAACATTTGTATCACCACCTGTGACTGCAAGTCCTACATCATTACCTGTAGCTGCGTTTGTAACTTCTAACTCATTTACTGCACTAGCTGTTTGTTGAAAAATTATTTGTTCATTACCATTTGCATCAGCTATAAAACCAGCATCTGCAATTTTTGGTTTTGTTAAGGTAACAGCACTGACTGTGCCACCTTCAATTGTTGCTGAGTTAGCAATAGTGCCTGTAGTTGTTGCTCCATTTATAGTTGGACTTGTTAATGTTTTATTTGTAAGTGTGTCAGTGGAAGATGTATTAATTATTCCTGTATCAACAACATTTGTACCATCAGCGAATAATACTCTTACTGATTTATCAGCAGCAACAAAAGTATAACCTGTTCCACTAACTGTTTTAAATTGAACTGTAAAAGAACCAGTAGTTCCATTTGAAACAATATAAACTTTTTCCATACTATCAGGAACAGTAACTATTCTATTTCCTGTGATTGTTCCTGTTAGTTTTACAACCATGTTTCGTGCATTAGAAGCTGCACCATCTGACATTGCTAATGCAGTAGTTCCTGCACCACCTGCGATAGATACTTCTTCATAACCACCAACAGCTTGTTCGACTAGCTCTAAATTTGTGTTTGTTTTTGTACCCCAAGTACCAGCATTTTCGCCAGTTGCTTGTAATTCTAATTTTAAACTTGTTGAATATGTTGACGCCATACTATTCCTTTATATTAGTTCACATTATAAATCATTTATGCTGCTCTATCAACCTCTGTCCATACAACAGAGGTGCCCACATTAACCTCTTCCCAATTTATTAAATTAATAGACCCAAGGGAAGCTGTTAAATCAAATCCTGTAATCGCCATCTCAACATCAGCAAAAGTGGTGACAGAACCCATCGCTGTTGTCAGAGCGACACCACTTGGTGATTCAATACTGTCGTTAAAAAAGGTTATTGAACCAAAACCAAGAGTTGAACTTAATCCACTTGGTTGAGCTACAAAATCTGTAAAACCTACTGCTGTTCCTAAAGATGAGGTAAGAGCGATACCAGTAGCTTCACCCACTGTTGTTTGAGTGAACCCACCTAAATTTGTTGTAAGAGCAAAACCTGTTAACGATACAATCTGGTCACCTTGCTGACCCCAAAGACCTTCACCCCAGGTTAGCTGTCCCCATCCATTGGACATACTCTACTCTATGTAACTCTTAAAATAGCTGCACTTGCAGTAAAAGCAGGAAACTGAATTGTAAAAGTGCCTGACGTTGCTGTTTTATCACCACCAAAATCTAATACACAAACAGCAGGGTCACCTGATGCTGTGTCATTATAAATTAAAGCACCTCTTGCAGTTAGAGTCACTCCCGTAAACGACCTATCAGCAAAATCAACAATAGCAGTGTTGGTTGATAATGATGTACCACCATTTACCAAGGCTCCACCACCACTTGTATATTGACCTGAATTAGATACTTGTGCATCGGTAGTAAAACTTGTTGTAGATTTACCTAAAACAGCACTATTTGTATACAGCGATAATTTAAATGAATTACCACCAGTTTGTTTAAAATTGTGAGTTCCTTCAAAAAGTTCTTTTTTAAAAGAATTACATATTACACTAGTTGTTATTGCCATAATTACTCCATTTTTTAAGGCGAGGGTGATTGAATTTGTACTCTAGGTACTCCTTCTTCATATTGCCCTCTTCTTCTTTGTCCCATTTGTTGTAATCCAAATGCTTGAACCTCTTCATTATACTTGTCTAAATACAATTTGTACATATCCATTGGTCCTTTTAGATAAGAAAAACATTCAGTTAAAACACCATACAATAAAACGTTTTCATAGTAAGTTGATAAATATGTTGAGTTTGACGAAGTAAAATGAGGAGGGTCAATAATATAATTAATTTGAATTGTAAAAGCAGCATTAGGAATAGGTGCAATTGCTATGTTTTGGTCATCCCAATTTGCATAATATTTAGGCACACCTGTTGCATCTCCTGAATTATACTCTGAAATAAAACTTGTATCTCTTTTTTCTAAAAAATCTCTTACACCAGAATTTGTTATTTGAACAGAACGCAAATAAATTAAATCCGAAGGCATACTTAGGTATCTTTGTGATGCAATAGTTGAAGTCGTTGCATATTTTCTTAAATCATCATAGTCAACCTTACCAGCAATATCTAATTCTACATTTCTAATAAATTGGTCAATTAAAGTGTCTGATAATACATTACTATCAACTTCTGTGTAATTTCTTACTTGTGTTAAAAAATTTGCGTGTGTTATTGCCATAGTCTATGCCTCAGTATTTATAGTCCACCCCATAGCCGAATGGTTTTGACAATAATAATATAATGTGGGAGCACCAACTGCAACAGTGATTTGTGTGTAGGCTCCACTTTGTCCTGGAACTCCATTTGTCACAACTCCCACTGTGTATTGAGAACCACCGCCATGAGTCCCATTCGGTGTCTCACTTATTCTTAAAGGGTGGTTGTCATTTGATGAATCGCTTTGGTCAAAACGATAAGTTTTACCCTCTTCAAACGTGAGTGTCACATCAGCAGTCGCTGTAGACCCATCTATAGCAAATTTGTTAGTCGACCCTACATTATGATATGGATGATTTGAAGGGTTACCTCCAACTACAGTAACAGCAAAAGTTTGAGTTATAACGAGAGCATCAACAGTAACATTACCAACCTCAGCAGTTAATTCTCTTTTTCTATTTTCTGCGGAACCATCATCTGGAACCATACTTCCGTAAGTCGGATTAGCTTCAGTCGAAGTTAAGGACATTGAACCATCTGTTCTAAATGCAAAGTCACCTGGCAAAGTTAAATTAACAACTATTTGACCTCCTCCTCCTGAATCAGCTTTTGTTTGGTCTGCTGTAGAATCATTGATAAATGGTTGTATGGGTTGTTGAAATTTTTGACTTTTTGCATTAGCTAAAGCTATTGGGTCAGCAGTAATATGCTTTCTTCTTATCTGCGGATGTTTAGCTTCGTATTCTGATTTATGAACAAGTGAGCCATTCCACTCTCTTACCATCTCATTATAAGGAAATGCCATACCTGAGCGGTCTGAAATTGCTTTTGCATATTTTCCTCTTGCGTATGCCATTAATATACCCCCGTAAATCTTTTACCACGAATAGCTGCTTTACCACCCTTACTCATTTTAACAGCTCCACCTTTTTTTGCTGTTCCAAAAGTAGTGCCATAAGAAGCATATGGATTAACAAAAGGTTTTGGTTGCATTGACTGTGTATTACTAAGTCCAATATTCGAATATACATTTTGTCCTGTAAGACCCTTTGATGGTTGATATTGATGATATAGAAACCTATTATCATGTCTTTTCTGAAGTCTTTGAAGTGCACTAAACTGTTTATCATATTCCTCATCACCTGCTCTTTGAGGACGAGTAAATGTTTCTGTAACATTTCTAGTGCCAGATTTAGAATAAAATTGCCCTGTTGGACTTCTATAACCTGCTGGTTGAGGAACTGACAGACCCCCTCCT